TTATTTACAGCATGCACTGTTCCGTTAAGCACGCTCAAATCAATTGAGTTTACATCTGAAACATTTAAAGATGTAACGCCGCCATTACCTTTGTTGTATGACTGGCTTTGTGCGTCCATTACATCGGACCAAGTGCCAGGTATAATAGTTCTATTCGCTGGCACTGGCTTTGTATAATCAGTCATTACTTAGCTGACTTGCTTAACGCTTTTTTGGGCGCGGTTGTGGCTTTTTCGGCTTTGGCTTTTTCTTCATATAATTCATGTTCGTCTGCCTTAAAATCAGTTTGATTAATAATAGCAAAACCGCGCTCGGTTTCAGTTTTAATTTTAACAGTTGGTAAAATCATTGTATTTAAAACCCTATAGTTAAAAAAAAAGCCGCCGATATTGGCGGCTTTTAATTAGCGTTTGTTAGGTATAATTAACCTAGCAATGATGCAGTGTGTTCTGTCTTAAAGTTCTTGACACCCCACGACGCTGATACTTCATATTGGACCTGACGATATTGCTTGTACAATGCCACTTCAAACGTAATGCCTGAACGTGGATCAACAACCGATGTAACATCTTCGGCCTGATCGCCTTCTTCTGGTCTTGCAGGCAATCGGTTAGCCAAAACAATAGCTGAACGGCTAAACGCGGCGTTTGCTGAGTAAGCTGCGCCAACTGTAACGGCTACACCGTCGGCAAGTGCCTCACGCAGACCAGGCAACGCGATAACAAGCGAACCGGTTGCCAATGCTGTATCAACAACGTATTTGTTATCGTCACCCGCAAGTGCAATTACATCACCAGCAAGAATAGTACCAGCACCACCATCAACTGCAATTGTGGTCGCACCAACTGCAAAAGTTCCGTTTGTAATATAACTAGTGTTAGCGGTTCCTCTAACATGCGTTTTAGTTTGTCCTGATTCACGAATAGCCATACCATGAATGTCCAATAGTACACCTTGGCGCAATAAAGTATTATCTGCTGCTTCATTTGCTTTTGTAAGCTGAGTAAGCGTGCGCATTTTAGCACCGGCAGTTGTATTCATAACTAATTGAAGATCACTAATCGGAGCACCGTTATCAATTAAGATCTTACGGATTTCTGCGGTATCTGATAAATCAGAAGCGAACGGTGTAGTTCCCGCTGTACCAAATGCACGCGAAGTTGTTGTGTACAATGATGCAAGGTCACTTTCCATTTCATTAGCAAGAGTACGCATAGCCTGCGCAAATTGATTTTGTAAAATTGAAGCGTAACCAGGGCCACTATTTAAACCGCGCTGCTCTTCACCGTTATATCGAACCGGTACACGGCGCGACTTTGTGATCGTCATAAACTTGTTGCCGATGTCTTGATCGCCATCGTCAGGCGGTGTAACACCTGGTGATACGTTGGTTGCAGTTGAAGCAGGCGCAACAAATGAACGAACTGTTTGACCAACAGCCGCGCGTGAAACATCTGAATCAAGTGTAACTGATGGAATGAAACCGACTAACTCGCGGCTGACTACGTCAAGAGCGCTATATATGTCGGGTACTAAATTTGTTAATGTGTTGGCCATGATAGGCACCTCGTAAAAGTAAAATATGGATTAATCGACTACTTTACCGCCTGACTTTATAAACTCGGATTTTTTGCCGTGATTAGCTTTGTCAAACTCTAGTCGAGTCATTACTTTATCGGTTGTACTACTTGTACCACCGCCGGAGGCACTGCCACCACTTGCTTGACTTCCTTTTAACAACGACTTGTATCTAACGTCATTGCTGAATTCGTCTTGTAATTGTTGAAGCGTTGACACTGTCAAGCTTCCGTTATTGTCTAACACTTTAATACTATCGTCGCTATATTTCAAGCGTTTCGCAATATAGTCGCTCAAAAGTTCAGCGTTAACACCGTCTGCTAGTAATCCGGCTATGCGCATTGCACTGTTTTTTTCTTCACGACTAGCAATACCGCCACGTAATGTTGTTAGCTCACCGTTCAAGCGCTCGCGTTCTAACTCGCCAGATTTATGTAGCTGTTCAAAATCACCAGCTTTACGTGCTTTCTCGTCTGCTTCACGAATCGCTTTTGCGTCTGCTTCACGGCGCAAGTCTTTAGCTCGCTTGGTTTCGCCTAACAATTCTGTATTTTTATTGCGCATTGAATCATTCTGTTTTGTGAGGTCTGCAATCTGAGCTTGCAATGCCGCTAGGTCCGGCGCTGCTCCTCCATCGCCACCTTCACCGCCAGCCCCGCCACCATCATCGCCGCCATTTTCATTTGCTGCACGTAATAAATAATTTAATCTACCCATTGTTTTTTACCCTTTGTGATCACAGACCACTGTTAATTATAAGCCCGTTGGCTTTTTAGTTAAATTCGCTTTATCAAACGCAACGGGATATAAACCGCGCAATTGATCCAACGAATAGTTTTTACCTGTTTCATCTCGAAATCTTTGTATGTCTAAACCGCCGCGTCTAAATAGCGCTGATTTTTCTTTCCCATTTGCGAATTGACTAAAATACTCGTCTTGAAATTCTGCGTCTTGACCTTTTAACCAAGTGTCAAAGTCTTTGCGATTGCTTTTTTGTGTTGCCGCTTCAAATTGTTTACTCAATACTGGAATACGTAAGGATCTGCAATTCCAATGGGCCGGTGGATATGGGCCTTTCCCTATTGGGTATACTGTACCATCACGACCACCGCAAATTAATGTTGTTCGACTATCTAACACAGCAACCCATTCATCACCGTCAAAAGCGCTTGCATTTTCTTCTAAAAATACCTTATGCGCTTGCGCTGAAGTATGATTAACAAGTGTCCTAGTTAATGCCTCGGCTTGTGCTCGACTTCTACCCTCAGACAACTCTCTAACTGCTCGACTCATGGATCTAATATCATCGCCTAATAAAATACCATCTGATATAATTCTGCGTATGTTACCTGCTTGAGCCTCTGCAAATTCAGTGATCGCCATTGCCATTGTTAATGACTGAGCTCCAACTGGTAAATCTAATTCTGATAGTGTTAGCGCACGTTCAACTACTGACACATCTGGAACACTTAATAGTACTTTACTATTAGCATTAATTACATCCGCGGTGAACTCTAATTCTGACGAAGCAAACTCCCTCATATCCGCTGTAATTTCTAAACCTAGTTCATCCATACGGTTTACAATAACAGTGCTTAAATCTGCGCGTATTGCCCGTAGTCTTTCGTTGTTTGGCTCTCGATCCATTCTAGCAGCAACACGTTCAAACAAGTTTGTTAATTCAATCATGTAAGTATCAGTTAACGACCTTACAAATCTTTGATTAAGTATTTGCTTTCTTATGAATGAATTTTCTATGCTCATATAAGCGGATTAACCTCACGCATATCGTTATCAATATCTTGATCGTCTCGGTCGCTGTCAATATCGCCGGTCTTACGTAGATAGTTTCTCATATCAGCAATTGATATAACCTGCCTATCTAGCAATTGAATTTTAGCAATCAGCAATTGTGGATCAAGCTTACTGTCATAAAACTCTGTATTTAATTCGACCTTAATATCAAAATTTTCATCACCACCAGCGAACATAACGGCCCACTCTAACGACTTTTCGTAAGCTTCAATGATGTTACCGACAATGGTAGATAATTTACTATTTTGACCAGCAAATCTAATACGCGCGGCTTCTGCTGTTTCGACACCGCCACCATCAGTAATAATTTTGGCGCCTATTTCGATCATCTGTTTTTCTTTGCGATCCATCCCTTCGCTTGGCATTTGATTAGGGGATGCTTGCAATAAAGTAGCATTGCCGTTTTCTGGTAGCTTAATTGCAGCCCTACTACCTAAACTAACTTGACCTTTTAAAACATCCTTGACCCACGACTGAGTTAACCCGGTCAATACAGGCGTCGGCTGACCAACTAAAAAACATGACTCTTCATAATCTGCACTGTTGCGATAATGCGCAATGTTAATTTCTGCCAAGTCATAAAGTGGTGACTTGTCCGGGACCGGATCATTATTCATTGCACCGACAAAGGCGAACGGTATAAAAGGCCATGCTGCGCCGGTGGATTGTCTCGGTATTATATCGGCTTCACCAGTTTCACTATTAACGAGCAAATCCCCGTCATGGTTATATAACCTTTGTACATAAATCCCTTCATCGTTAATCATTAAAACGCGGTAGCGGTCTTGTTGCTCGCTGCTAAACTCGTCTGTTTGAACTTCGGTGTTTTCTTTTAAAACTATCATTGATAAAATTGAACTGCCATTTACGATTTTAGTTTTATAGTTAATAATTGATTCTGCGGCGTAACTCTTTAAATGTGGTTTTATGTTTTGTGTTTGTTGGCGTGATAATCCTATCGGTGTAACTGGATAGTCGGTCAGAATGCCTTGCTGTCCCACTTTTAAAACTTCTGATAATGTGCGTTTCATAACACTGTAAAGACTTTCACCTTCGCCGTTTGCGTCGTATTTCATCAGATCAATTGAAGGCGGTAATTCAATAACTGGATCTTTACGGCACACCATACCAATCAGTGCTTCTAATGTATGGCCCGTTACGTTTACAAATAAAGCTCGGGTTCTGTACGCTTGATAGCGCATACGGTTTTCATTGCTATTGTCTGTTGGATTAGGCGCGGGTAGATACAAGGTGCCAGGCTCGTTGCCAAGCAAATTATCTTGCATACTACCGACATCCCGGGCGGCTTTTATGGCTTCGGACCCATTGCAACAATCGCGCACGACACGACGTTTATAAACTGAGTCCGTATATTCTTTGCTAGGTTGTGTTACTGGCATAATTTTAAACCTTTAGTATGCTATGTTCACAGAATAATTAGCCACGGGCTTGATTATAGGGTATTCGTATGCAATAAAGTAACCACCAGCGTCGTTTGCATGGTCTTTGCCGCTTTTTTTGTCCGGCTTACCATTGTTATCAAACGTTTGTTGTTCTAAACAATCCGCATACTCTGGGCATTTATCAGCGTTTACTTTATATACACGTTCTTTGCTATTATTGCAAAAAACCATGTTCATTGCCATAACTCTATCTTTGATGAATGGATTGCTTGGATTTGCGACAACCATAAACCCTGCCGCCTCTAATAAACTGATGTCACTAATGCTGGCGTTTACAGTCTGCCTACTACCACCGCTACTGTCTGGATAAACTCTTACATTGGTGTTTGGGTAGCGTTCTTTAATAAGTGTAATCATTACTGGCGTATCATAAACATTCATAAATTCATCAACTGCTGATGGGTTGCCATTATCTTTTACGTGAACAACTGCCGCCATTTTGCCAACGTTAAAATCCATACCTATAAATATTGTTTCGCCTGGTTGCCATGTTCTATTAGTGCCGTTTAATATTCTATCGTAATTATTATATACCTTGCCACTTGTTAGGTTAACAAAATTACCACCAACGTACGCTTCGACAATATTAGCCGGGTAAGTCTCAAGCAAACTAGATATGTAATCATCGGGTAGATACTTTACATTTTCATATGTGGAGGCTTGAACCATTGAATATGATTCAGTAGGGTTTTTGGCAAATGTATCGTAAACAAATAAAAAACCCTCTGGCGTTGTGGTTACTCCAATACCGTTTACAACTCCATCGACCTTAAAACGTAATCGGGCTATAATTTTGCGCCAGGCTAAAGTAGCCTTATCTTTTGTGAAAATATCGATTTCATCAACTAAGGCGCGACCAATTTTAAAACCGATTATTGAATTAGGGTTGTCCATTGACCGGCAAACAATGGTGCCATAAAAGAAACCATTTCGGTAAAGATGCGCCTCTTTGTTAGAAACGTTTATTTTAACTTTAAAGCCTAGTAAAAATGCAGCCTCTTCTAGCGTTGGATAAAATATATCTCTAATTGAACCGTATGTAGGTCCGAAGTAACCTTGTGGTACTTTTGGATGCCTTGAAGCGAACAACAATAAATCTAAGCAACCAACAAAAGTTTTCC